TAGGAATACGTATGTTCGTTATTATGACATCTGTTGCAAAATTGCAACAGTTTAATTTTTAAAAAATGCGGGCATTGAGTCAGTAAGGAGGTAATGTTATGAATAAATAATTAATGGGGGCCAGTCTCCCGCGCCCCCACTCAGCCTGCAGGCTTATTTACCGTTCAAGAGTTTCTTTCCTTGAGATAGTAAATTCTCTTTCATATTCTGATAGCTCTTGCCTTCTTTTCTTGCTATCTTTTTAATCTCTTCGTCAACTAGTTTAGCAATCATGCTACCTGGTCTTCTAAAACCATTTTTTCCCATTGCTCTAATGATGCAATATGAATCAATATCAACTGCACAACTTTTCCATTTACTTATATCCATGGTTCTCCTTTAATTATTTTTTCTTTCTCTTTTTTTGTAAAACCAATAACATTTATTCTTTTGCATTTGGCATTTAAATTTTCAATTTTTTGAACTATTTTCATGATTTTATCTAAAGGTCTTTTCTTAAATTTAGTCATCCACAACCAATTCCAAAAAGATTGAAATCTATTATTCCATTTTTTATTTTCATAATTTTCTACTTTACTAATTTCATATTCTAATTTTAAAATATTTTGAGATGATTCACTTAAAGCTTTAAATATTCTGTATGATTTTCTATTATTTCTCATAGTTCTCCTAAAAAAATATTAAATACGATAAACCACCAAATATAAGTAATAATATTTTAGGTGGTAACAGTAATAATAAAGCTATTAATATTATTTCAATTAGGTGTCTTTGCATCTCTTTCATCCTTTTTACGTTCAATCTCGTCCCACAACAGACTTGTTGCTATCTCTGTATTAATTAAATAAATTGGCATGTCTGTAAAATTAATAGAACAAGAAGTTAGTTTTCTCATCTGATCTTGAAAGTGTTGATCTGAATATTCTATCTCATTGCCATTCGCTGACGTAATTTGAGTTTCAGATAGTATTTGATCAACCTCTTTTATCCATGTTCTCCAACACTCTGATGCAGACTTAATTCCTTTCATATATTCTCCAAGTATTAAAACAACTTATCATCTTGTCTAATGCTTCATGAAATTTTATTGATGCATTAAGATTATCTTTACAATCAAATTCTCTGTAAAGTGCATTGTTTACGTGTAATGAAAGTTTATTTGCATCTTCATCAAAAGTAAAAACAAATTTTCTTACTCTAGATTCATCCGTGTCTTTATCTTTAATTTCCCACTCAGGTTTTAGAACTAATGGTTCAGCTGTTTGTGCTAAGCCAGAAGTTGCTTTTAATGTTTCAAGAAGTGGATCAGTTGTTATTGTATGCATAGAGGCATTCCCCTTGGATGCATTTGCCGCTATCTTTGTATGTGCAGCTCCGGTTGTTGTTGCTGTCGCCACACCTTGTATCTTTTGATCTTTAGTCATGTTATCCTCTTAGTTAGTTTATCTTGAATA